CTGAACAACAAGGCTTTGAGGAAATAATCACGGAAGAAGCTTGGGCTGAAGAAAAAAATTCGGGCAAAAAGCTTAACAAACCATTTCGGACTCCTGGTGGACCCAAGAAGTTTTCTGTTTATGTAAAAAATGAAAAAGGAAATGTAGTAAAAGTAAATTTCGGGGATCCTAACATGTCGATCAAACGAGATGATCCCGCGCGCCGCAAAAGTTTTCGCGCAAGACACGGCTGCGACAATCCAGGGCCCAAAACAAAAGCAAAATACTGGAGTTGTAAAATGTGGAGTAAAAAGAGTGTCACTAAGGTAACTAAAGGTGAAACTGCATGTGAAGAAGAAATGGTTGAATTTCTGGACGAATCTATTTCTGAACTTACCGATCAGCAGAAGAAATTGCCTGATGCTATTAAAAAAGCTATTTTAAAGAAAAAAGGCGGCGATTCAAAAGACGATAAAAAAACAAAAGACAATAAAAAAGAAGAAAAGTCTGATAAAAAGACTGAAGAAAAGTCTGACGCAAAAGGCAAAGGTCTTTGGCACAATATTCGTGAAAAGAAAAAGAGAGAAGGAAAAAACTATAAGCCCGCAAAACCAGGCGATAAAGATTACCCTGATCCCAAAGCATTAAAAAAAGCACAAGATTCTTCCAAAAACAAAAAGAAGGATAAGTAAAGATGTCGGATTCGGGATATAACGGGCCGCTTTATAATAATAAAACTCATGCGATAAAAGTTCGCACGGGTGATGATATTTTGAACGCCGCCAAAGATGCAGTATGCGGAGAATTAATGGTGGCAAAAGGTGGCCAATTTCCTGGATTATATATAGCGACAAAAACAAGCGGCGAAGATATAGAATTATGTAGGATATCTGAAATCACACCTGAAAATAAATTACCGATTGATCATGATTATAGCTTGAGCTTTGATGGTACTAATGATTATATATCCGTAACACAAGACAGTGCTATTAACATATCAGGAGATATAACTTTATCAGCTTGGGTAAAAAGAACTAAAACAACCAGCTACAACGCTATATATACAAAGCGAGAGGTAGGCGGTTCCATGAATTACCAATTTACAATCGATAATTCTAATGGTCAGGTTGGTTTAGGTCATTCAGGAGGTTCTTGGGTATACAACACAACTACAACATTAGCAACGGGTACATGGTATCATGTTGCTGTTACCGTTTCAGGAAGTACCGCTCAATTCTATGTTAATGGAGTCGCTGAAGATTCGTTTACGGGAATCTCTATAAATGCTACTACCCATGACCTAATTATAGGTGCAACAGTCGGTTATAATTATTTTGGCGGCAATATAGACGAAGCTTCAATATTTAATTCTGCTTTATCTTCATCAAACATCAGTTCTATATACAACAGCGGAACCCCTAATGACATCTCATCACTGAGTCCCGTAGGCTGGTGGAGAATGGGGGACGCTGAAGGCGGAAGCGGTACTACCATAACAGACCAAGGAAGTGGCGGTAACGACGGAACCATCAACGGAGCTACTTTTTCACCAGACACACCTTATAATAGTTCAAGTTTAAAGTTTAATGGGGTTGATAATTACCTAGATACAGGTTCGACTTTTTCTGACACTTTTAATAAAGACTTCTCGATTTCGTTGTGGTTCAAAGGAAATACTCAAATTGGGCAGAATGTATATTCTTACATGGCTCAAAGAGATGATACGGCTCCAAGAAAACAATTACTCTGGATAATGAGGATTAATTCAGGCTTGAGTATTAGGTATCGCGTAGATGACAGTCAAAGCGACGATTTAAGACTCAACGCAACAGTGCCTGAAGATAATGAATGGCACCACCTAGGGGTAACTTTCCGTCAAATCGATAGCGATGTTCAAGGCATGCTTTACCTGGATGGAGAAATTAAACAAAGTGGGATTGTTCCAATGTTTATGTCTGATTATTCATGTCCAGTAAATCTGACAATCGGAACCCGTAATTATTTAGACGGTTCTCAAGACACTCACCTTCTGGGAAATTTAGACGAGATATCTATATTTGATCGATTATTATTCCGCACAGAAATAGAGGCTATATACAATAATGGTTCGCCCACAAATCTTTACAGACACAATCCTTTGCATTGGTGGCGTATGGGTGAAAACGACCCCGAAAATCCTGCTACAATTGCAGATCAGGGTAGAGGGAATATTAATCCTACAATTATGGGGACAATTGATAATTCTACTGATACTCCAACTAATAGTTCGCCCTTTAGTAGGTATAGCCTAGAATTTGATGGAGTAGATGATAATGTCAGTACAGGCTTAAGTGTTGGTGGAAAATCCGCACTCACTGTATCTGCATGGGTTAATATGGCAACAATTCAAGATTCTGGATTTGTTCAGCAATATGCTAGTGCTGGAGCTGACAGAACATTTCGAATTATTCATGCTCATAGTAAATTTTGGTTTCAATGCTACACAGCAGATGGTATAACAGAAGCTGCAATCGATTCTAGCAATGCTCCAGGCGAATGGGTTCATCTCATAGGAACCTTTAACGGAACTCAAGCTAGAATTTATGTGGACAATGTACAAGGAACCGTCGGCACAACTTTAACAAGTACAACATTACAGAGTGCTTCATCAAATGTAGAAATAGGAGGGTCGTCAGGGCTCAACATGTTTACTGACGGCCTTATTGATGAAGTAGCGATCTGGGATGTAGCACTCGCAAATAATGAAAGAGAATATCTCTACAATAATGGTAGACCTGGTGATATATCCTCATTGCAACCCCTTGGCTTCTGGAGAATGGGGGACAACGACAATGGCACAGGTTCAACAATAACAGATCAAGGAAGCGGCGGAAACGACGGAACAATCAGTGGGGCGACTTTTTCAACCGATACTCCATCGATATAATACATCATGAGCTTAGACGAAATCAATTACGAAGGCAAGCGGCTTGACGATAAAGAATTTAAAATAAAATTCAAAACTGGCGAAGATATTTACAATGCTAAAAATAACGCAATAGGCGGCGAACTATTTTTGAGTACTGGCGTTAGGGGTGGATTGTATTTCGCGACACAAACAAGCGACAAAGGAAATGATTTTATATATAAAGCGGGCGATTTGTCAGTAGAAAATAAGTTGCTGGGACCTGTTTTGACCTATAAGATTACTAATTCCGGAGGCGATTTTAACCTGCGGTCAAGCACAGCTGTTCGTTATCATGTTGATTGGGGTGATGGAACCACCGAATTAAGCACTACTGATGTTCTCGCACATACCTACACGGCAGGTTCGTACACAATTAAAATTACTGCTCCAGAAGTTTATACGCCTGATTTCGTCAATTCGGTCACTAATCAACTTAACACATCGGATGTACTTCAGATAACATCAGTACAAATTAATGATCGAGTAAACTTAGGTACTAGTCTCGGTAGTTCATGGCGAGGTGCTAGTAATATGACTGACTTCACTGCTTCAAGTGCTACTTCCTCGGTAACTAACTTTTATGAAACTTGGAGAAACTGTTCAGGACTTACTAGTTTTCCTTTGATTGACACTTCAGCGGGAACACAATTTGGTAATTGTTGGTATTATTGCAGCGGACTCACTTCATTCCCGCAAATAGATACTTCTAGCGGTACTGATTTTACTTATACTTGGCAAGGAACAGGCCTTACTAGTTTTCCTTCACTTGATTTTTCTAGCGCTACAACTTTTAACAATTCTTGGAGAGCTGCTACATCACTGTCTGATTTTCCGGCCAATATGTTTGATACAACAGGCACTTTAATATCGAGTGCTTTTACAGACGCTTGGAAATTTTGTGCTTTAACGGCTCAATCTATCGAAAATATTCTTGTAAGTCTCGATGCAAACGGTACTAGTAACATAACTCTAGGAATAGACGGAGGAACAAACGCAGCTTACTCAACTTGGTCATCGGCAGCTCAAACTGCACTATCCAATCTTCAAACTAAGGGGTGGACAGTCTCTTATAATAGTTAATAAATATAAGAAATCATGAGCTTAAATAAAATCAATTACAGCGGTCAATATCTTGACGATAAATATTTTAAAATAAAAATTGCTACGGGCGGAGATATTTACAAAGCCGCAGAAGCTGCTGTGGCTGGCGAAATGTTTTTGGTCACTGGAGCTCAGCCTGCATTATACGCGGCGAAGTCCACCTCTACTTTTTCTGACGGCATAGCAGATTATGATATTTATAAAGTAAAAGACTTAACAAATGTTCCGAAGATTAAACATGTTAGTTTGATGGAGTTTCCTGGTAATATAACTAGCGATAGTGAAGATTTTTTGAATAATTATAATCTAAATCTTGATGAAGGTGACTATATTGACATTGGAGATATTACTTCTTTGAATAGTGCAAGTAATGCTTCATATTCTTTTTGGTATAAAACTGATTCTGCTGGAAAAGTAATTTTAATTGGGGATGCATCTAAAGGACTCTCTGTTTATCATTATTTTGATGGGAATATGTATATTCACTCTTTTATGGACGCTCGCTCGCACGCAATCCCAATACCCAAATTGGGGGTTTGGCATCACATCGCTTGCACTTTTGAGGCAAGCGGATCTAAGATGTATCTAGACGGAATTTTACAAAGTACAGTAGATCACGGAGACACTACTGATGCTACTTGTGGCAACAATTTTTCAATAGGTAAGCTCACTGGTTATCAAGATGATACCACCGGGGGCAAGCGAATGATAAGCGAAGTAGCTCTTTTCGCATCTACATTATCTGATTTAGATGTGAGTACAATTTACAATAATGGCCCACAAACTAGTTTAGCATCGTATTCCCCTGTCAGTTATTTTAGTAGAAAAAAAAGCAGCGTCTACAGCCTAGAATTAGACGATACGAGTATCAGTCTGGCTAGCGATATATCTTTTACTGGCCCTTTTACTATCAGTGCATGGGTAAAGCCAGACCAGACCTCACTCGGAATGCCTTTTGGTCAATATAGTGCTTCAAATTTTGTATTGCGATATGCTAATAGTGCTTTTGCCTTTTGGGTTAATGGTACTGATCATGTAAATGGAACAGCTTCTTTTCCAAATGACTCATGGTATCATGTTATGGTGGTTCGAGATTCTTCAGATTTAATTACTTTGTATGTAAATGGAGCCAGCGATGCTTCTTTTACTCATAGTGGTACTCTCACAACAACTGGTTTAACAAGCAGTACCTATAAATACATCGGTCTCAGCGATGAATATGCAATCTGGGACAGCGATCAATCTGCAAATATAGCAGAAATCTATAACAACGGTATTCCTGGAAACCTTGATCCATTAGCTCCTCTTGGCTGGTGGCGTATGGGCGATGACGACTCAGGAAGTGGTACTACGATTACAGATCAAGGAAGCGGGGCGAACAATGCAACGATTGTTGGAAATGCTATATTTTCCCAAGAAACACCTGAATAAAATAAACTTATTATGAGATTGGACCCACAAAATAGAGTCATATTTAATACCACCGATGGATTTGGTTATTCATTTTGGTTTTACGACAATAATACTACATCGACTGCCGAGTCTAACAGAGGAGTTTGGCTTCAGGGGATAGTAGGTGGATCTTACCCTGGAGTTACCTTTCAGCCCACAGCAAAAAGGGTATCTTTCCGAGGTCATGGATTTGTAAGACCAGAAAGTAATGGATGGTTTGACCCAGATGTCATAATTTCTTCAACGGCATCTTTTATGGTTAAATATGAATATAAAACATGGAATAATATTATATTTTTAAAAAAACCTGGAGGAATTTATAGCCAAGTTTGGGTTAATGGAAAACTAGTCGCTTACAACACAAATAACACTTATCCAGGAGGCAGCTTCGACTGGATCATTGATCCAGATCTAGGCACTGGGCCGAATGTAAGATGCGGTGACTTGGCTTATTGGCACGAAGATATTAGCGATATCACACAAGAAATATACAACGGCGGAGCATTAAGTAATTGGATGAATTTATCAAAAAAGCCAAAACATTATTGGCGTCTGGGCGAACCTTTAAACGGGGGAATCGTGGAAGATAAAGGAACAGATGGCTCCAATTATCTTACAGAATCAATAACTCCAACAAGTTTCAATTATATCCTCGCATCAGTAAACGGAGCAAATGCTGGATATAAATTTGGATCAGGAGGGTCCAATACATCGGGTTATGCAAATACGACAGATTCAGCACTACAAGCAAAAGTAGGAGATTCTATAGTTTTCATGAACAACACTGGCGGCCACCCTTTAGCAATTAAAGATTCAAATGATTTTATCGTTGCCGAAGAAGATGCAGGAACTAAAAAAACTCGATGGATACCAACACATGCTGGAGTTTACAGATATTACTGCACGACCCATCCAGATACAATGGGCAGTACTTTTAGAATATATAGTGGGTCCGAGCATTACCAAGATCTTACAACTTTAATTCAAGACTAATCTGGCATAGTTTTTGCAAAATATATATTGGAAGTACTCATAGTGAGGCTTCTTGAGTGCCAATCGGGCTCATTAACAATATAAAAAGTAAAATTATGACACAGTTATTAAACGGAAAAACGGTACCTGCTAGCAGGAATGATTTCTTAACGCCATTCGACTCTATGTTTGATCAAATGATAGGGAAAGCTTTCCCTTCTTTTGAGAAAGAATTTGGGGTTGAGTTCTTTGGTAATAATAGTTACCCTAAAGTAGATGTAATTGACACAGCCAAGTCAATTAATTTCGAAGCAGAAATTCCGGGGCTATCAAAAGATGAAGTATCTGTAGAAGTAGAAAAGGGCATTCTATCTATATCTGGTACTAAAAGGCAAGATAAGTCTAATGAAGATTTAACTTACATTAGAAAAGAATTAAAAAGATCAAGCTTTAAAAGATCATTTCAATTATCTAATTCTCTTGACCATAGCAAAATAAAAGCTAAATTTGAAAATGGCTTACTATTAATTACTGTACCTAAGCATAAACCTGAAAAACCACAAAAAGTAAAAATTCTTTAATTAAATATTGTTTATAAAATTCGGGGGCTCTTTCATTAGGGCCCCCTTTTTATTGTGTATATATCTGTATGCCAAGGAAGACTTTATCTGACTATAAAAAAGAAAGCCCAGAGATTCCAAACATCACTTGTCCATACATTGATTTCACTAAAGATATATTACAAGAGATAAAGGATGAAAGCGAATCTTTATTTATAGAAGAAAAGATAGAATTACTTAATAGTTTGCTAGAATACTTAAGAACGAGCAATGATGCATTAAGAATAAGCTCTAAATACTGGCATGATAAGTTTGTATACATGTATAATAAAAAGAATAAATAACTTATACATCTTCAAGTAAAGAGTAAAATAGTTTATTAGATATAACAAAAAATTCGGCGGCTTCCAGGTTATAATCTAAAATCATTTTCGCCATCCTGTGTGAACCATCAATCATTCTGTATCTTTTATCACAAGGATTCGGAGCACCATCTGCGACTATAGGCGGAAATGAAAGATCAGCATCCTTGTACCTTTGCTTGATCATTTTTCTGGGACCGAATTTCTTTCTCTCAGGATGATTAGATGAAGTCCAGCATATGTCCTTGAATTGAATGTATTTTTTTTGTTTTAATTTACCGAAAAGTTTTTCGCAGTATATTGCTTTTGGTTTATCGCATACCGACCAGTCTCTCCCAAATATATTTTGGGCGCATATATGTTTCATAGTAAATTATCAAACACTCTAAAGCCAAGAGATATTCGGGGAGTATCAGTGTACACACAATGCCAGAATGGCGAATTTTTTGTTACATTAAATTCCCTCATGTTCCATCCTTCAAAATCATGAGACACATATTCTTTTTTGTTTTGTATGTATTTAAAAATTGATTTATTTGCTTCTTTTACATAAGACAAGTATATTCTTCTTCCTGGTGTATCTTGATTTGTGTGCCAGGACATAAATCCGTTTTCGGGGTAAAAGAAATTTCCGCTTTGTGTTACAGAAGCTTTTGGATATATATTAGAAATATGTTTAATAATATTAATTTTTTCTTTTTCTTCTAATTCAATTGGCTTGTAAACACTTTGTTCTGCATTATTTATATTATTTTGTATTTGTAAATAATATTCATAACTAGTATGCGTTTTTGCATCGCCAGCATAGCGCTGCGGGTAATCGCTATAATATTTATTACTAATTAAATTTAAATAATTATTAAATTCAGTTGGTATATTTTTATGCATTACAACAAAATCGGCGGCATCACATGGAACAGGTCATAAACAGTTTCTACCATATCCCAATTAATACTCTCGGGCATATTTCGTAGTGCTTCTTTCTCCGCTTCAATTTCTTGTATTTTCTCTTTATCTTCTACCGCTAAAGCTTTTAATTGTTCTACGTCAAGGAGTTTAAATTTGTGATCCCGAATTTTTCTTAAATGATTTAGGAAAAGTGTCTTAGCCTTCTCCATGTCTATTTCGATCTTTTGATCGACTAAGACCCAAGCTTCCCTAACTATGTGGTTTGGATCATCCATGCAAAATGGCATGGTGATCTCTACATAATTATTTTTTTTTGCAAGATCAATGGCTTCAGTATTTTCTTCTGGTATTCGAGATATACAAACACCATCACCATCACTATAAGCAAAATATTTTATTTCTGTCATAATTATTCTGAGGGCGGTACTCCTAGTATTGCGATACACAATACTGTAGGTTGATAAGTCTGGGGATTACCCATTTTAGCAAAATTTGGCTGAAGATTATAATAATGATCTTTTTTGTCATCCCCGCCAGAGCTAACTACAGCAGATGCTGGCGACAATGGTATGCCCCATTGCTTAACAACTACTTTAACATCATATGATGCTTTCGCACCAACACCAGAGCCAATAGTTGTAGCAACATACTGGGGATCACCAACTTCTACATGACCCCCACTAAGAGTGCCATTCGTGCCGCTAGATGATGCAAGTACTATCGCTTTTTGCTCTGGAAATAAGCCACCAGTTGTAGTCAATTCAAATTGACCTTCGGAAGTTTCTATAACTGAACAATTTAAATAAGGGCCATCTTGACCTGCTCCGTTTACAATTTTTGCAAAAGCGCCAAGACCAAGACTCTGCCTTAAGTCATAAAGACTAACAGATTTAGATTCATCATATGTCCTGTCGCCAATAGGCCTGCCAGATGAATCATATTGACCGCCCCCACTAGCTCTTGAAATAATAAATATATCATCTTTTCTTATTTCTTCAGAAGCATCTAGCTGACTTATTTTTGATCCATAAGTAAATCTATCTGCATCAAATTCTGCTACATACCCTATAACCTTGATAGAACAAAGTTTTGGCATTGAGCCAGATAATTTTGTGACTCTCCACTCAAAGCCATTTGTTGTACTGATCGGAATAACCGATTGAACTTGTTTAGAAGAAAACGATTTTTGACCATCAAGAAAAACAATTTCTATCGTCGGGGAACTACTTGATGCCCTAACCTCAACTGCTATTGTTGAAGGGTTGTAGTCATCCACATCTGCAACATCAACATTGATAATTAGGTTATCTGCCCCAAGCCAGTCTGCATGGCCATTTACTTGTTGCCAGCCAGTTAAAGTTTGCACTTGATCTAATGATACAAATGTGAAAACTTCATGAGGGCTATCTAAAAAATGAGATTTCATAAAACTTAAATGTCTTTAACTATTTTAAGTAACTTATTATAATCACTAACATTATCTTTTTTCAATATTTCCGATGGTATTTTATCATTTAATTGAGGCAAAGGTTTTTTTAACCACTGAGTAGCAGTATATGCACTCATTTTTTTATTTAAAATATTTAAAATTTCTATTTTTGGGTTTTTAGCCATATAATATATATACACATTAGCTAATATTTATGGCTGATAAATATCATAATATATGTCTAAAACAAAAATTCCTCAAAGAGTGGCTGAAGAGATTAGAGAAAACAGCATAAAATCTAAATTTATAATCCGAGGCAAGGCATTAACCGACAGACAAAAAGCATTTAGTGAAATAGCTACAGATGCCAATACGAAAGTTGTTTTTGTCTCAGGGCCATCTGGTTCAACAAAAACATATATGGCAGTTTATTCTGCCCTGCAGTGCCTGAAGCTTGACAATGAATTAGACCTACTGTATGTACGGACCGCTATTGAAAGTGCAGATAAAGGGCTAGGAGCCCTGCCTGGAACATTAGAAGAAAAAATAAACCCATATATGGTTCCACTTGAGGACAAACTAAATGAATTATTACCAAAAAATAATACATTGAAAAGTGAACTTTTATCGACAGGTAGAATATCTGCCATGCCTATCAATTTTTTGCGTGGCGCAAGTTGGGACGATAAGATTGTTATAGCAGACGAATCTCAAAATTTTACATTCAAAGAATTAGTCACCCTAATTACTAGGATTGGCGAAAATACGAAACTATTTATTTGTGGTGATGCAATGCAAAGTGATATCGGCCATAAAAGTGGATTCTCGGAAATGTATAGCATTTTCAACGATCAAGAGAGTGTTACAAAAGGTATACATTGTTTTAGTTTTAAAGAGTCAGATATTTTAAGAAGTAAAATTTTAAAATATATTATCAAAAAAATAAAAACTGTGTAACATTAATTATGCAAGATTATTCAACAATTATAGCTGCAGTCATTACATGTATCGGTACAATAGGATCTGTGTTACTGGGAAAGCTCATATTAAACAGAAAGAATCAGTGTACCAAGGATCCAATCGTTGTAGATACTGAGAATAATTATAATGTTTATGTAAGCCTGCAATATTTAACAGAAATTTCTAATTGTGACAGGGCATATATTATGCAGTTTCATAATGGAGGCCACTATGTATCAGGAAAGAGTCAAAAAAAGTTTAGTTGTACTCATGAGGTATGCAGTCGCGGAGTCAGCAAGGAATGCGAAAAATCTCAAAATCATTTAGTTTCTAATTTCAATCATTATATACAAGAAATACTATCAAATAAAGAGTATGCTTATGTTGATATTTCTAAAATTAAAGATCAGTCTTTTAAAAATTTGCTAGATTATAAAGGTGTTCAGTCTATTTACAATATTCCTTTAAGAACCCTGGAAGGTAAAGTTATTGGCATTTTAGGCTTAGACTATGTTAAAAATCGTCCCCTAAGATCTTTTGATGAAATGTTTGCTGAAATACATTCAAAAGATGAGTTGGACAAATTTATGCGAAATCAAGCCAGGACAATTACAGGTTATTTAATTTAAACTAGATTTTTTGCAGTTTTATTATTATAATAAATATATGCAAAAAACATTTTGTCCTAGCTGCGGCGCCAAACTTGAATACTCCTTAAGTAAACCAAATTTTTGCTCTTCTTGTGGGGAACCATTAAATTCCATAAACACAAGTCATTCCAGCAGAATAAAAAAACTTCCTGCTGAGAATGTTACTGAAGATCCTGATAGTACGAGTTATGCACATGTTCCGAATGTTCGCAAATTAGAATATGATGTAGAGTACTCAAATCCTTTAAGAAAGATAAAAATGGAGGATCTTACGCAGGATGTCAAACAAAGAAGGCAATCAAGATAATCCAAAACCATATGAATATTTCTCACCGCAAATTGACGAGGAACTTCATAAGAGAAAAAAAAATTGGTTTTTAACTTCCGTGAACTGGATTGATTTTGATGATGTTTGTCAAATCATAAGAACTCATATTTTTAGAAAATGGGATCAGTGGGATCAAGAAAGACCGTTAAAACCTTGGCTGAATAAAATAATATCTAATCAGTTTAAGAATATTTTAAGAAATTACTACAGTAATTATGCTAGACCTTGCTTAAATTGTCCATTTAATAGCGGGAGCGAAGATAATGGGTGCACTTTTACTGCGAGTAAAGTTCAAGATTCCACATGTCCTTTGTACAAAAAATGGAATAGTACTAAAAAGCATGCTTATAATATAAAAATAACTGTACCAATAGAAGGTCACATACATGAACTTAAAGACGGAACTGACAATTTAGCTAAACCAATAGAAGAGTCTATCGACAAACTAATTAACTCACTTAAGCAAGTTTTAAATAAAAGACAGTTGCAAGCATTTGAATTACTTTATATTAAAAATTTACCAGATGAAGAAGTTGCAAAACAAATGGGATTTAAAAGTTCGGAATCAGGCAGAAAGGCGGGATATAAACAAATTAAAAATTTAAAAAATATAATAAAAGAAAAAGCTGAAAAAATACTCTCCAAAGAAGACATAACTCTTTAAAATGAAATTAACAGAAAATCAAAAACAATTAATAAAAGAATCTTTCAAAGAAAATCCTAGCCTTATAGGTTTGACAAGAAAAGTTTTTGAAAACGAAGAATTAGACGGAAGATCTAAGGAAGGGAGAGCTGTTAAAAAATATCTATCCGAGCTAAATCTTAATTATGAAACCACAGCATGGGAAAAACAAGATGATATTAATTTAGCCGAAGAGCAAATAGATTTCATAAAAACTCAAGCGGAAAATGGTTTGAGTGCTTTTCAAATTTCAGAAATACTATTTCCTGATATTAATGTTAAAAGGTTTTCTAAACAGCATATGTGTGTATTGGAGTTTTTGAGAGAGTACGAACCCGCATTTGTACATGAAAGCGAAACCGGAATTAACAAAGGTTATGTTCCGCCAAAAGTTATCTCAACAACCATTTCTAAAGTTAACGAGTATTGCCAGGAAGAACTCCAAGAAAAAAGACTAAATAGAGAAGAACTAGAATGTATTGAATCTTTGAAGAAGAGGTTATCATCTCCTAGGTTTATACAAATTATAAGTACATATAGCAGTCTTAAGGACAGAATGCTTTTTGAAGCTGAATTTGTAAGAGCTACATGGGATAAGCCGGACTTAACTAGTGATGAAATAAATTTATATATCAATGTATGCGTTGATTATATTAATTTAAAAAATATTTCTGGGCATATCGAAAAACTAAATACAATGTTTAATGAAGTCCAGGATCAGCAAGATATGACCGTTAAACTCGCTGAAGTTTTAAAGTCTAAAACTGACGAATACGACAAATGCGAAAAAAGAATGGAATCTCTAATCAAAAAGCTGAATGGAGATAGGTCTGAAAGACTGAAAAATAAGCAAAAAGAGAATGCATCAATTTTATCTTTAGTAAGAAGTTTTCAAATTGAAGAAGAAAGAAAACAAATGGTCAAGTTAGCAGAAATGCAGAAACGCTTAGTTGAGGGTGAAGCAAACAGGC